ATGGCGAAGATTGAAAGCTTTTCTAAAAAACAGCTTAAACTTCTGACATGGTGGTATCCCGAAAGTAGGGATAGCGGTTATGACGCTATTATTTGCGATGGTGCGGTCAGAAGTGGAAAAACGGTTTGTATGAGTCTTTCATTTGTATTGTGGGCTTTTGCGAGATTTAACGGTGGTGATTTTGCAATCTGCGGAAAAACTATTCGCTCTGTTCGCAGAAATGTTTTAGTGCCGTTGATGTCATTGCTAAAAAATCAAGGCTTTATCTGCGAGGAGAAAGTTTCGGCAAATTATGTTGACATAAGCTATCACGATAAGAAAAATCGTTTCTATCTTTTCGGAGGTCGTGATGAGGGTTCGGCTTCATTGATTCAAGGTATGACGCTTTCGGGGGTTATGTTTGATGAGGCGGCATTGTTGGTTCGTTCCTTTGTTGAACAGGCTCTTGCAAGATGTTCCGTTGAAGGCTCGAAATTCTGGTTCAACTGCAATCCTGAATTTCCTAAGCACTGGTTCTATACAGAATGGATTCAGAAACGCAAGGAAAAAAATGCTCTATATCTGCATTTTACTATGCAGGATAATCCGTCACTTTCTAAAGAGATGATTAAGCGTTATGAGAGCCTTTATTCGGGGACTTTTTATGAACGCTTTGTGCTTGGAAAATGGGTTGCCGCAGAAGGTCTTGTTTATCCTTTTATGAGCGATATTACAGCCTTTTGTGATGAACCTAAGGGTGGATTTGATGAATATGTTGTTTCGTGTGATTACGGTACGGTGAATCCTGCTTCATTCGGACTTTGGGGCAGACAGAGTACTGTATGGTACAGAATTGACGAGTATTACTTCGATTCACGCAGAGAGGGTAATCAAAAAACGGACGAGGAGCATTATGAGGGCTTACTGAAATTAGTGGGCGATAGGAATGTTGAAAGAATTACGGTTGACCCGTCAGCGGCAAGCTTTATAGAGCTTGTCAGAAGAAAGGGAAAATTCGCAGTATATCCTGCGGAAAACAATGTCCTTGACGGTATAAGACGAGTTTCGACAGCTTTAAAGCAGGGCGAAATTAAGATTTGCAGAGCGTGCACGGATATAATCCGAGAATTTGGACTTTATCGTTGGGATAGCAATGGTCGTGACGCTCCTATAAAAGAAAATGACCACGCTATGGACGATATGAGGTATTTTGTGACAACGCTCTTGAATAAGAGCGGAGGCGGTTTCTTTGCCGTTTCCGCAGAAAGGTAGGTGATGAGGTATGAAGCTTTTTAAACGAAAAGAAAATTTTTCACCCGTTCAGACGGCAAGCGGAATAAGAAATGTGCACCCATTCAGCGATTTAAGCGGTTATTCGCCGTTTACAAGCTGTGAATTTAAGCTTTATGATTCGCTGAAAGAGGCTATTCCTGTGATTGACGCTGCAATAAAAAAGACAGTTCGTCTTGTTGGTGGGTTTAAGGCTGTATGCGAGGACGAAAACGCTCAGATTAAGCTTGCGGAGTTTCTCAGAAGCGTTAATGTCAATGGTACGGGTGTCGGAATTGATGTTTTTGTTTCGTGCTTTTTGGAACAGCTTTTGACCTATGGTACGGCTGTCGGCGAGGTTGTGCTTTCTGAAAATTGTGAGGTAAGTGCTTTATATAATGCGAGCCTTGATGACATTGTGTTGAAAAGAGGAAACAATCCTCTTGATGTGAGAATTTATAGAAAGGAAATCGAGGGGAATGTTCCGATTGATATGGATGAGCTTATTTCTATTTGCACACTTTCACCAAAGCCGGGAAATGTTTATGGAACTTCTCTTTTAAAAGGCTTGCCGTTTATAAGCGGAATTTTGCTGACGATTTTTAATACAGTCGGTACAAACTGGGAGAGAGTCGGAAATGTGAGATTTGCGGTTTCGTATAAACCAGCTGACAGTAATGACAGAGCCTTTGCAAAGGAAAGAACCGAACAGATTGCCAAGGCTTGGACTGAAACTATGCGTGACAGCAGAGCCTCGGATTTCGTTTCGGTAGGCGATGTCAGCATAAAGGTTATCGGTGCGGATAATCAGATTCTCGATAGTGAAATTCCTGTAAGACAGCTTTTGGAGCAGATAGTTTCAAAGCTTTCAATTCCGCCATTTTTACTCGGACTTCAATGGAGTTCAACGGAAAGAATGGCATCTCAGCAGGCGGATATTCTTACAAGTGAGCTTGAATATTACAGGCGTTTGCTTGAGCCGACTATCAGAAAAATCTGTGGAGTTTATCTTAGAACGATTGGTTTCGACTGCAATTTTACGATTGAATGGGATAATATCAATCTTCAAGACGAAACTGAACTTGCACAGGCTCGACTTAACAACGCTAATGCGGAGGCTGTTGAAATTCAAAATATAAAATTGAGAAACGAGGTGGAAATCAATGGACAGCAAGGAACTTGATTTAATCAATCAATATACAAAAAGAAGGTTTTCGGCTGATGAAGTTTATACATTTTCTGTTGTGCTTTGCGATAACGAGATTGACAGAGATTTTGATTGCTTTGACAGCACATCTCTTGAAAAATTAGCAGAAATGTATATCGGCAAGAGCGGTATTCTTGACCACAATCCTACGGCTGAAAATCAGACCGCAAGAATTTATGACTGCAAGGTTGAAACTGTTGACGGAAAGTTGACAAGTTATGGAGAGCAGTATAAAAGGCTTATTGCCAAAGCTTATATGCCGATTAGTGAAAAGAATAAGGACATTATCCTTGAGCTTGACAGCGGTATCAAAAAGGAAGTAAGTGTTGGTTGCTCTATGGGTAAGAGTGTTTGCTCAATATGTGGTTCGGACTTTAAGAGTTGTTCACATATTAAGGGTAAGAGCTACGGCGGAAAGCTGTGCTATGCGTTTTTGAGCGAACCTAAGGACGCTTATGAATGGTCATTTGTGGCTGTTCCTGCTCAAAGGTCGGCTGGTGTTATAAAAGCATTTAATGAATTTATGAGAGGTGAGAACGAAATGGAGGACATTTTTAAAAAGCTTGGTTCAAGTGGTGATATTGTTTTAAGTAAGAGCGAGGTTGCGGAGCTTGTAAAGGAACTTGATATACTCAAGGCAAAGGCTCGTGACGGTGAGGCTTATCGAAATGAACTTCAAGCAGATGTGACAAGGCTTTATGCAATTGTTGAGCCGGAATTGCCTATGGAGGCTATTAAGAGCGTTACTGAAAAGATGACTCTTGCTGAGCTTAAAGCATTTAAGCAGGTGTATGAAAAGAAATCGGCAAGACTTGGCAAGGGTGTTCCACAGCTTGGCAAGATTAAGGACGAGGTTACAAGCAAAAAGAATAATGCCTATAAAGGCATTTAAGGACAGACACGCAATTTAAGTTGAATACACTGAACCTTACAAGTAGTGATTTGATTTAAAACTTATAAAAACAGAAAATTTATTTTAATTTTAGGAGGAAATTTTTTATGGCAAAGTTTGAAACTATTAAAATCGAAAAGGGTATGTATGCTAACAAGGGCAAGAGCCTTACTGATATTCTTGAGGAGCTTGACCCGTCTGAAAATTATAAGGGAACTGCTCTTGAGGGCTTGGACGCTTTTCAGCGACAGTTGAAGCGTTTTGATATTAAGGTGAGCGGTAAGTCATCTGACAGAGTTGAAAAGTTTTTTGATAATTCTGATTCTGCGGCTTTATTCCCTGAATATGTTTCAAGAGCGGTTGCTGTCGGTATGGAACGCTCTAATGTAATTCCTGATATTGTAGCAGCAACTACAAGAATTGATGGTATGGACTATCGCTCTATTACTTCTGACCCTTCTGATGACAAGACTACTTTTGATATTGTTAAGGAAACTGCGACTATTCCTGAAACTGTTATTAAGACACAGGGCAGTCTTATTTCGCTTAATAAGCGTGGCAGAATTCTTTCTGCATCTTATGAGGCTTTGAGATTTCAGCGTCTTGATTTGTTTACTGTTATGCTTAGTCAGATTGGTATGCAGATTGCAAGAGAACAGCTCAAGGATGCTGTGAGCGTTATTCTTAATGGTGACGGAAATAAAAATCCGGCAACAGTTATTAGTGCAACGGGTGAAATCGACTATACAGACCTTGTAAGCCTTTGGGCAGGACTTGCTCCGTATGAGCTTAATACTATTCTTGCTCCTACTGCTTTAATGCAAAAGCTTCTCGCACTTCCTGAAATGAGAGATGCCTCCGCAGGACTTACTTTCCACGGCACTGGTAGTATGATTACTCCACTTGGTGCAAAGCTTATTCATGTTCCATCTATGGACGCTAATACTATTATCGGTCTTGACAAGAACTGCTCACTTGAGCTTGTTGAATCTGGTGGTGTTATTACTGACTATGACAAGCTTATCGACAGACAGCTTGAGAGAGCCGCAATAAGCATTACAACAGGCTTTGGAAAGATTTGTGCAAGTGCTTCTAAGGCAATGAAGCTTTCTTAATTTTATCTTTGAGGTGCGTGCTGTATGAGTATTGATGAGGTTATTGCGATATTTTTGAAGCTGGCAGAGCTTTCTGAGTCTGAAAGAGGAAACTATCAAAACCTTTGTGAAAATGCGGTGCGTTCTTTAAGGGCAAGGCTTAAATCTGATATAAATGAGGAGGAATGCGGTGACAGCCTTAACAGGGCTGCCGCTGCTCTTGCCTTTATAAGATATGTACAGCGAAATATTGCAAATGGTGAAAGCGGCGGCTTTAAGGTCGGTGAAATTAGCGTTAATTCCACGAACGAAAATAGTATGAAATATGCTGATGCGGTATGGGAAGATGTGCTGCTTGAGATTAAGGACTTTCTGCGTGATGATGGCTTTATCTTCGGGAGGATTTTATGAAAAAAAGCAGGATAGAAAGAATTTTTCACCGAATAGGTGCTGAAACCAAAATCAATGATAAGGTTGATTTTGCGGTTATTTATCCGCTTATTGATAAAAGCGATTTCTCGGATAAGATTCGTCAGGAAGTTGGTTGTATTGATGAGGAATGTTTTGTTATGTTATGCGGAACAGAACTTGTCGTTGATGCAAAGCGTGGAGATAAAGTCGAGTGTCGTAATGAAAGCTATGTGATTTTGAGCAAGCATATGGTATCTATTGGTAAGATAGGACTTTATGCACAATGCTATCTGAAAAAATTTGTTAGATAGATTTATCGGGGGTGAGAGGTATTTTTGTTGATTGCAAAAAGTATGAAAATGCTTTGAAAGAAGATACTGAGCTTTGGAATATCAAAATTTTGGGGGCTTTTTCGCAGAATAAAATACAAAATCCTGTAAGGGATAATTATGCGGTGATTGGTTTCTCGGAATGTGATGATGAGGACGGCTTGCTTTCGGAAAAGCTTTGTCGAGGCATAAAGCGAAAAATACATATCAAGGCATATAGTTGCGAAAATGGTGATAGTGGAGAGGTTATCGAGGTCCTTAGCAGGATATGCAAAAAGCTGAAAAGTCTTTTTCCTGATGAAATAGGAGATATGAGGCTTCTTGCTTGTGAATATACAACTAAGCCTTATGCTTATTGTGCGGAGGCTGAAATTGATATTCGCGGCTGTTATGGCGGAAAAGACGCTTTAGCCGAAGTCTTTAAGGAGGAAATCTAAATGGCAGTTTATTCAGCGTTTAAGGGCAGTAATGCCGTAATTAATTTTGGTGGAAAACTACTTTGTACAGCAAAAAGCTGTGAGATTATCACCGAAAGAAAGCTCCACGAGGTTTACGAGTGTTTTATGACTGAACCAACTGCAATTATTAAGGGCAGAGAACAATATAGACTTATTCTTGAAAGTGTTGTTTTTGAAGCTTTCGATGTTAATTTGTTTAATTCTGATGGCGTTTCAATAGAAATATTTATCGGAAATAAGGCACTTGCTTTTGATGGCTGTTACTTTAATATTCACAGCGAAAAACTCAACAAAAACAATGTTATTGAGAAAGTTGAAATTCTTGCTAAGAAAAGAACGGAGAGTGCTATGGCATAATGAAAGCTGATATAAATGAAATGCTTGAAAGTGAAATGAACAGGCTGAGAGAAGCAGTTGTACTTTCACAGGCTGTTTCTGATAATGTTGAGAGAGAAGCAAGACGCTATCCAAGGCAATTAGATGGAGGTCAAGATGAATAAGCTGGAAAAGATGTCATATAAGGGATATAGCTTTGCAACAAATCCAAGTGTTATTAAGATTAGGCATAGGGCAAGGGTTACTAAAAATTCTGTGCCTTTTCAGGCAGAAAATACTGTGAGCTTTGGCAGAAAAGCGTGTGAAATCAGTGGAGAGGGTGAGCTTGTCGGCTATGATTGCGAAAAGCAGTTTGCGGAGATTCGCAAGCTTTTTCTAAGTGGTGGTTCGGGTTTGCTTTTACTTCCGGGAATTGAACCTTTTTATGCGTTTTTTCAAAATTTTGAACTTTTGGAGGAATCTTCGGATAGTTTGATTAAATATAGTTTTTCTTTTTGTGAGGATACTTCAGCGAAACATTTTGAGGTGCAGACACCTAAAAGCTATATAGCAAAGGGTGGCGAAACTCTTTGGGATATTTCATACGATAACAATATTGTGGTTGAGGAACTTCTTGAAAAAAATCCGAATGTTATGCGTCCTGATTTGGCTTTTGATATGGGAGAGGTGATAAGGCTTTGATGAAATATATTTTGAAAGACGCTTTGAAGAATGAATATATCTTTTTTAATCCGAAAAGTGTTACACTCATTCGAGAAAAGAATGTTCCGGCTGATAGTCTTAGTATGCTTTTTCTTTCTGGTATAAATGGAATAGAATATGCTGAAATTGCTGTTTTTGACGGCTCTAAATGCGTGTTTCGTGGAATTGTTGATGAGCAGGTTGAAACTATTTCAGAGAGTGGAATTATACTTGAAATCAATGCAAGAAGTCTTGCGGCTCTGCTGCTGGATAATGAGGCTATGCCGCAAAGCTGTTGTTTGCCTGATATGCAGCTTTTTATGGAGAGAAATTTCTCACGCTTAGGATTTAAGGAGTATATCGGAAATGACAAGCCTAAAAGCGGAAGTATGAGCATTGCAAAAGGTGAGAGCGAATGGAGCGTCCTTGAAAAATATTGCAGAAAATTTCTTGGTACATATCCGAGAGTTAATGAGGACGGCGTGATTGATATTTCTGAAAACGAGGGTGAAACTATGGTGCTTACTAATGAGGGTGAGCATAAAATTATTTCGTTGAGCCGAGTTAGAAAGCGTTGTGAGCTTATTTCGGAATATCGTGTCAGAACCTTGCGTGGCAACGGTTATGAGATGATTATAAACAATGAAAATGCCGAAAGACTTGGTGTTGATTCGGTGCGTTATCTCAATGCTGTTGATAATGGCGGTGTTGGAATTGCATCTTGTTATCAGAATATCAAGGAATCTAATGAACTTTATGATACGCTGAATCTTACTATTTCTGGCAGGGTGCTTGTTAATATCGGGGATTGGATTGTTCTGCCCGATTACAAACTCGGAAATCTTAGAGTAAATAAGCTGAGATATGAGGCTGACGGCGACAATGAGCTTACAATCTTGAATTTATTGTGTAATTGAATGGAGGTTTGATATTGAATGTGGATAGCTAAGAACATTACAAAGAGAAATCAAGCTAAAAGTAACTGCATAAATGCGGCTATTTCCTCGGCGAATAATTCGGAAATTACGGCTGTTGGCAGGGACGGTGTTTCTCATCTGACTATTGCGGCTCCGAGTGGAATAAGCTTTTCACCGAAAATTGATGAAAATGCGGTTGTTCTTAAAACCGAGAGCGGTGATGTATGCGTGGGTACTATTATGGATAGAGTTAATCCGAACGATTGTCCTTTGCCCGGTGAGCTTTTTCTCTCAAATAAAAATGGCACGGCTACTATCAAACTTATGGCTGATGGAAAGATTGAAATTTGTGGAGATGTTACCATAAATGGTAAGTCTGTTTAATGGAGGTGGAATGCTTGGATTTATTGCTTGAAAATGGAGATTTGAAAAAGGATTCCGCTGGAAAGCCGATACCTATAAGCGGTTTTGATGAGCTTAAACAGCAAATTTATATAAGATTAAAAGCAAAGCTTGGAGGTTTTATATATGACCGAAAGCTTGGAAGTGAAATAACAGCCAAAACGGAAAATGGCGAGCTTATCGGACTTATACGAAAAGCTTTGCCACAGCTTTTTGATGTGGATTTGATTTCAGCTTATATCGAAAAAGGAACTTTAAAAGCTAAATTTAATTCTGAATTTGGGGCTTTTATGATAGAAATTCCATTTGAAGATGAGGAGGGATAAAATGAGCGAAGCTTATAGTGAAATTCTTGAGAGAATGCAAACTGAATTTGAAAAAAATGCTGGCTATGTGCCTGATGATGCATCAGATATAAGCATAAGAATGAAAACTCTTGCGGGAGAGATTTTCTCGCTTGAAAGTAGTCTTGATTTTCTTAAAAGACAAATGTTTCCTACTACTGCAACGGGCGAATATCTCGACAAACACGCAGAAATGCGAGGTCTTAAAAGAAAGCCTGCTATAAAGGCAAGCGGAAAGCTAATGTTCTATGTAGAAAGACCGCTTTCGTATTCTTTTACTGTTCCGAAAGGAACGGTTTGTGCGGTGAGTGACGGAGGTTTGAGATATGTTACTGATGAGGATACCGTTCTGCCTGTGAATGAAAGCTTTGTTATGGTTAAGGCACACGCAGAAAATGGCGGTTCAGAATATAATATTCCTGTGAATCGTGTTACTTCTATTGTAACTTACTTTTCAGAGGCTATAAGCGTGAATAACTCAAGTATATTCGGCGGTGGTGCGTCAGCAGAAAGTGATGAGGCTTTGCGTAAAAGAATTGCAGAAAGCTATTATAATCCGTCAAATGGTGATAACGAGGAATATTACAGACGAATTGCCTTAGGTGTAGACGGTGTATATTCTGTTGGTATAAAGCCACTTGCTCAAGGTACGGGAACTGTTGGAATTTATATTGCAGGTCGTGCTTCAAAATGTAGTGATGAAGTTGTTTCTGCTTTACAGCAGGAAATGAATGACAAGAAGGGCATAAATATTACCGTTTCGGTAGAAAATGCCACTTTGACAGGAGTGGTAATAAAGCTGTCGATTTCTGTTAAGGACGGATATTATGCTGATGATGTTAAAAGTCAGGTTCAGAATGAAATAGCTGAATATTTCAGAAAGCTTTGTGTTGGCGATGGGGTTAAATACTGCGAGCTTGGAGAGCTTATTTATCATATTGATGGTGTTAAAAATTATATTTTTGATACAAGCGTGACTAAAGAATATGATGGCGATTGCACTAAGCTTTATACGCTTGGAGCGGTCAGCATTACTGTTGTATAGGGGGTTTTGTGGTGACTGCATATGAATCCATAAAGAATAAGCTTTCTGCAACAGAAATTTATGATATTAAGCAAGGCGGTCTTATTGATGCAGAGATAAGGGCTTATGCTGTTGCTTTGCAAGTTGCTTATGATAAGGTTGATGTGCTTTTGCGTGAATGTTTCGTTCAGACAGCAGAGAGTTACGGACTTGAACAGCTTGAATCTATGGCAAGAACCTATATGAATGGTGACACGCTTGAAATCAGACGAAATAAGCTTATTAACAGGCTTCAGATAAATCCGAGCATAATAGGAAAGGACGCACTTAAAAAACAAGTTGCATCCTTGGGCTTAGAGTGTAATATTACTGAGAATATTGCTGAAAGCAAAATTTATGTTGATATACTGACAGAGGTTGCTGATGATAAAAAGGAATTTCTGAATGCTGAATTGCTTAGGTTTGCACCATTACATTTTATTATGTATGTGACTTTTAATGGGGTGGCAATTTAG